CCCCCTATAGAAGCCTTCATTGAGGCAGCAATACCCTTAAATTCAGCGTCAAGTTGGTTTAATTGTTCGATTGTTTTTTGTGCAGATAACCGCACCCCTTCGAATATGTCTTCCTTCTCGAATAGGTCCGTACTACTTATTTTTTTTGCCATGCTCCATGCTGTTAATGCGTTTATATTCTTCCAGTAAAGTGAAGTATTCCCCTGTAGTTATGTCCTTTGCGCGTAAAAAATACCCCACAAATTTGGATAAATGAACTAAGGTTTGGTCGATTGTCATCCCATTCCCGTTGTTGCTCAGCATAATGTTCAGGTTCTGCTCCTCTATCTCTAACAAAGTTAGTGAGAATTTGTCTTTTGTGAGTACGTAGTTGACTTGTAATTCTGCCTTCTTTTTTAATACCTTGAGCAACTCAATATAATGCTTGCTAAGCCCGTATTTAGTTAAGTACCCGTCATATATCCGTTCCCATGCTGAAACGTCGTTAGAAGTGTTCCCACGCCCCTCTATGCGCGTGTATTCTAGTTTGCCCTCAAGACATCGCATCCAATTGTACAATGGAAGGTCATCGATTGACTGATAGTAATTGGATGATTTGGTCTCGGTATTTGACTTGTAAGTCCTTGGCGACTTTCTCCATGTTTTCATCAGTGAGTCCAATAATGTTCTCACCGTATTTGAAAAATAGGTTCTCGCGTTCGCCCTCTGCGTTTGTTTTAATTGGGTCTGCATCGATTTCTATGTAATTGTCGTAAATGTAAATAATCATTGATTCGTAGAATTCTCCAGTATCTTTGAGTGTGTATGGAGTTCCCGCCACTTTATCGGGGTTCATCATTTCGGTCCACTCCGAGTAATAACCGATAATGTCCCCGTCCGAGTCAATCCCTTTTTTGAATAATTGGTCTTCGCGGATCAGGTCTAAAATTGCCTTTCGGAAGGCAGGGTCATCGAAGGCAGTGCGCCAAAAAACCATCATTGATAATTGGTCGACTCTGCGTAATTGACTCCCTATAATTGTGTCCATAATACCCATGATATGCAAATTTAATAATGAATTACACCCCCGCTACATCCTTGTCTCAGTTTGCAAATCAACGATTGCAAAAAAAATGACCCGTTACTTGTTAGGGTGGTGTTAGTCCATTAGACGTGAAAAAAAATGTATTCTCGTGCATTTTGTAAATTGGTGTTTTTTGCCCTTTTTTCGTATAAAAATAAGGGGCATATTCCGAAAAATACACCCCAAATTTGTAGTAGGATAAGTCCAAAAATTACACCGCAGTGAATGTAAGTGAACCTGTGAAACCTGCTTTTGTAACACTCAAAGTATAGGAGTCACCCGTAACGAATGAAGCCAATAAAATGTATGTTCCGTCAGTTGGCTCAGATACCGCAGTGATGGTGAACGTAGTCGCGTTGGTATTGTCATACAAATCGAAGTCTGCTAATACCGCCCCTTTGAATTTCAACGGGTTCAATGCAGTGCCATAATCGAATGTAGCATCAACTTGAATTGACGTGTTCGCCACTTGTACAGGGTTGATAAGGTTAACATCCAATAATCCTTTAAGGTCATTGAAGTTGATACCTGCCTCGTCTGCTGTAATCATCCATAGGGTTGACTCATCAAAGTAACGATTCCAGTCAAAACCTAACATGATTTTTTGAACTGTTGAGTCAGTTGCAAACATTAATTTCGGATCCCATGATTGATTGTCCACAGGGATTGGGTATAAGTAGTTTCCTACTTTGCTACCAATTAATGACCCGTTTATGTCAACGATGTAGATACCGAAGTCAACACATCGTCCTGAAGAAAGTTTCCCTAGGAATTGTGGTGTTGAGTCGTATGCCCAAAGTTCGCCTGTGAATGAACGCTTCCCTTGACGAAGGTATGCCATACGTCCGCTGTTGGCTTCTTCGAACACTGTGTCCGCTTTTGGAAGTTCAACATTTTCGAACGCAGGTAATGGGTACCAACGTTGAGATTCGTCCTGTGCGTTTACTAAGTTAGCCCATACAGGTAATGGGGTTACTGATAAGTCGATATAGTTGTACGCACCCGCGTTATCTTGCAGGGGTACTAATATCATTTTGCTTGTCACTGATTGTAGTGGCAAACAATTTGGTCTACCCGTATTGGATAAACCCATTTCACAATTACAGCCTATTGCCATTTTTTCTAAGTTTTAAAAGATAAATAAATTTAACATATACAATTCGCCTTGTATTTAACCAATCGAATTCTCAATTCAACCCCACTCAAATTAGCATCGAGAATGTTCGAAAACATCCCGTCAGATCGCTCAGTACCAAATCGACTAAACGTGATTAATTCATAATCAGTGTATCGCACAAACCTAACATCATTTTCCACGCTGTTAAGGAATTCCTGACATAACTTCTCCATTGGGTACATGACTAAGTTCCTGTGGTCCTCAGTGTAGTACTGTGTGATGTTAGTTTGGTCAAGAAAAAACATACGTATATCAGCGTCGAAGTCATATGTACTTTCCATGCCGTATTTACGCATTCTTATGACTTCTAAGAGCCATATCAATGGTAACTTGGATGACAGGTTGGGAGTGCTTATAGTCCACTCTCTATTTGTTGCTAATTGCGTTCCTGTAATCCAATATGGAGAAGGCAACGTAATGACCCCTTCCAAATCGTTTTGATTTGTAATCAACACAGGCTCCCATGTGACGTACTCATCGTATTCAACGGATAGAATTCGATATTGAAACCCGTTTGAGTCCTCAACTATCTGACCTACGCGCATCCACTTGGTGTTGCAGATATACGTCCTGTCGTTGACTGAATCGTAAACCCCGAATACCTCATTGTCGATTGACGTGCAAAGCCCCTTGATGATATTTGATACTTCGTTTGTCATATCCAATACGCCATTAGTTTCTCCCTTCCATTGTATTGAGTGATGTCTCCAGTACCCACATAATCAAGTTCAAAGGTACACGCCCCGTCTCCGTCATTCAGGATACCAAACAAATCACCAACATGATACCCTGTTCCTTGGTTGTTCAACATAACGTACACAAAGTCAACTTCTCCGTTGAGAATATTTGCCACAATAAATGTAGCATCTTGGTTACCCGCGTCAATGGTCAATGTATCACCAACTGAATATCCTGTACCCCCATCGAAAATTGTCATGGATAAAACCCCGCCCGATCCATCGTCTTGAATATTCACTATGCATCCGTTACCACTACCTCCAGTGGTTGGAACTTGGGTTGCAGTAGTGTAGCCCGTTCCCGCAGTAAGCAATGTTTGACCTACGATTTCACCGATGCCCTGTGCTGAATAATTGATTTTAAGCCCCGTTCCTGTAATGATTTGTGAAGCACTATCAATGTTCAGCGTAGCGTCGTTATTTCCGTCTAGGATTGTAACTACGTCCCCTGCTTTGTACCCGCTCCCATAGTTTGCAATGGTTACGGATTGAACTCCACCCGCCCCGTCATCAATGTAATCAACTGTAAGCCCCGTTCCTGTTCCTCCACTAGTTGATACCCCATTGTTTGAAGCATATCCTGTCCCCGCTGAATTTACACTCAACGTTTGTACAATTCCCGACAATGGTATTGGAGTAATATTGCCACCCGAAGTGTAACCCGTACCCGCATTGGTGATTGTAATTTGACCGTCAATTGCTTGTCCTAATGGCATGTCGTTCCAGTGCAGAAAAATGTAGTCCCGAATTGCTGTAAACGTTTTGATTGCTTCGTTATATCGGTTGTACATCAGGGTATTCAGCGTCGTTGTTTGACGTGATAACTCGCTTCTGCTAATGGTGTTCCCGAATGGTGTCATGGTGTTCATCATATCCTTGACGTATTCGAAGTAAATGAACCCGCATAGCATTTCCTTAATCCCGTCCGAAATTAGCATGCGATATAGGTACACATCCTCAGCGAAGGGATCAAACAAAAAAATGAAGTTAGGCGATTGTGGGACATATTGATTGTTCACCAAAGTTAAGTCTGAAATGAACTCATTATACAGCGTAATACCGAATAGTTCACGCAGGTATCTTGGTTCGTATTTGTCAATGTACGCCTGCAATTTGTTGACATCATAAATGCCCGTATGCAGTTCGTATTTGCCCGTAAAATCGCCTATACTTACTATCATCTTTTTTGCTTTATGTTTGCTATACCCTTACGAATAAAAATTTTCAGAAGTTCGCCTGTGACTTTCCATATTGTGCCCTTAGGCATTGTAGGATTGATTCCAGTCGCGACTGCTTCGTACTCTTTTTTGTCGTCGATTTCAACCTCAATAGAGAATTTATCTGCTGTTTTTTCCACGTGAACATCAATGCGCTCAGTGTCTAAATTCGCTGTAAAACCCTCCTCATTTTTGTTGATTTCTACGTCCACTTTTGGCGTATCGATTGTAACATTTACCTCCTTTACCTTCGGTTTGCGTCCTCGTTTTTTAATTTCTTGTGCCATTTGTGTGAGATTAAATTGTTAATTCAGATTAAAGTGCAGCAATTGCAGTTGTGAAGTCTCCTTTCACGAATGCTGTAACGTCGTTCTGCTTAACGAATGAACACAAACGTGCTTCTGCTAAGATTGAAACCATGTTACGCGCGAAGTCATCACCCTCGTAACCAACTTGGATGTTCACGCCCTCACGTACACGTACGTTGAACTTGGTGAAGTCACCAACTAAGAAGTTGTCAGATACCATGTTGGTAGATGAGATGATAACCAACCCACTTAATTGCATGTTTGGCGCCATTCCCACTGCAAAGTTAGGGTATGTGTACTCACCTTGAGTTGTTTTGCTCATTTCAATTCTAGCCACGTCATCAGGATGTAACACGATGTGAGTTGGTGTAAAGTTAGCACCCTCTACTTGTGCCTTAGCCACACGTAAAACGTCAATTACAGTAGGGTTGGTAACGTTACCCGCGAATACCCCTGCAGACCATGCTGTTGCTTGGTTGATAACCCCATCGATGTTGTTACCGATACCTGTTCCGTTAAGCAATTGGTCATCCATATTTTGCTCGATAGATAGCATCAAGTCGTTGTTGATTTCCGCTTGAACGAATGAAAGATCGCTCAACATTTCTTTTGAAACCTTGATGAAACCTGCTACCTTTTTAACCGCTACTGAAACCTCAGTGTATTGAACTTGCCCATTCGCCTTGGTCCCTGCTTCGTTAATGAACCCTGTAGTTGACTGAGTGTCCTGTGCAATGTAAGTAACGAACTTGCTTGAAGTTGTACCCACGTTTGAGATTTCCATAATGCGTCGAATAGGTCGAGCAATGCGGTTAACTCCTGCTTCCAAAGTTGTTAAGGCGTATGTTCCTGTATAATCACCTGTGACGGTGGTATCAGTTTTCACGTCCATGTTAAACTTGTTCCCCTTCTCAAGTGAGTCAAGGATTTCAGCGTGCTTGGAAGCAACTTCCATACGGATCGCCTGTGATAAGTTCGCAGGTGCTTTCTCGTTTGATTTTTTTTGCTGATTCTTTCACCGCTTCTAAGTTGGCTTCGAATTTAGCGATTGCGCTCTCGATTGAAGCGCTTTTTTCTTCCAGTGAATTCAATTTTCCTAATTCACTTTTGATGGCGTTTATGTCTTCAGTTGTCGCCATTCCTTTTGTTTTTTCTGCGAATAGTCCGTTCAATTTTTCGACTACTTGCTCAGGTGTTAAATTTTCCACGTTAAATTGTGTTAAAAATTATTCAGTTACTTGTTGGTGAACTGATTAACCACTTTGCCCCAATCAAAGTTGTTTGTTGGCTCCTGCTTTGCTGAGTATTCCTTTTGGAATGGCTCCGCTGTTGAGAGTAACATGAACTCATTATTGAGCCATTTTAAGTGCATCTCAAGTGCGTAACCCCTTTCGTCTGAGTATTCACCTGACGTGAGTGATTTGATTACATTCTCGATGCGCTTAGATACCTCTATGAGCCTTGCTTGTTTATCCTCGGCTGATTTGACTTCCACTACAGGAGTCATCTCGTTAGCCCCGAATGTAACTGCTGACCCTTCGAATAACTTAACTTCGGTGATGTCGTAGTACCCGCCACCCGCGATTGATTTGTCCTCTATCCATTTGATTTTGTCTTGCACATATTGGAAGCCGATTGAATGCTCACGTATGATACCCATTTTGTAGTCCTCGTACGCGTCATTCGCGATGCTTGAATTGCCTAATTGACCCACTGCAAACAAACCATATTCATCTTCCTGCAGGGATAACCATTTGCCAATCGGTTGTTGCCAATCATGATGACGAAGGAACGCTATCTTGCGATTGCTCGTTGAGTTCACCCCACGTTCCATGAGTGATTTGCTAAATGCACCTCTGCGGATCACGTCCCCG